AGTATTTGTGTTTTCACCGTACTGTCCCACCATTCTGACTATCATCAGACCTTCACCAAGTGCCGTTGTACTACCATCACCATCTACATCCAACATTCCATATCCATGAGATGCCATTCCAAAGGTAACGGCAACACCGGTTAATGAGACAGTGTTGGTTGTAGCTTTACTTATGGTAACTTCGCCAGAACCAATAGCAGTTACTTCAGTATTTGCCGCAATAAATGTACTGGCTCCAACAGGATAATTATTTCCTACAATAACTTGAGAAGTTGTAACTCCAGTAAGAATTGTTGTGGTTATTCCAACATTAACGTTTTGAGTGTATGGAGCATTCTTCATCACCTGAATTCTGTCATACAGTTCATCATAATCAGAATTAGTATAGGTTCCAGTACCCATGACTGCATTATTAGTCAAGGCATTTCCACTAAATGCACCACCAAATAATCCTCTCATTAAGATTAAAGCATCAGACGGAGATACAACTCCATCCTGATCTATATCAAAGAATCCTATATTATCTCTATAATACTGATATACTTCATCATCAGTCCCGAAAGTTGATGTCGAGTCAACAGCTTTACTAGTAATTGCAGTACCAGTCTGGGTCGGTCTATATGAATCAAAACTACTCAAATTAAAATATCCGGAACCAGATCCTATTCCATCATGAGATATTTGAAAAACTGGTTTAGAAGGATCACCAGAATCTACTGTTAAACATGGTCCATCACCAGGATTATAAATCCTTAATGCACTACTATCATCAGCAAGATCATTAACATTCTTGTCAATATCAGTATAAACGCCAAGAACTCCAACACCAGTAACAGAAAGATTACCAGTTACTTCAATATCAGATACACCAAATTTTTTACTTGCCATTGCTTATACTTTTTAATTATTTATTAGTTACTAGTTATTAACTATAAAAATGAAGCACTTCTAATATCCAGCACTTCTAAACATCGTGTAAACAATCGCACCGGAAATTCCAGTCTCTGGTGTTGCTTGTAGCAATACATTACCTCCAGAAATTGTTGCACTAATTGAAACAATCTTACTTGGATTATACATAATTGCATATTCCTGAGAGTATGCGTCATCCCCATCATGCATGACAAGAACTTTCTGTGTCTGAATATTGGAATTATTTGTAACATGAATCGTATATTCTGCAAAGTTATGTGCAGAAGTCGCAAAAGTATCAATCGTTGAGGCTATTCCGGCACTTGCAGTATGAGCGGAGTATAAGATTTCTATTGAGTGATTACCAACCGATACTTTATTAGCAGCATTAACAGTAGCTGCCGTTATGATTCCAGAAATATTAAGTTGTTGACCCGTAATATCAGTGGCAGTAGTAACACCTAAAGTTGTAATACCAGAAATATTAAGTTGTTGACCCGTAATATCAGTGGCAGTAGTAACACCTAAAGTTGTAATACCAGAAATATTAAGTTGTTGACCCGTAATATCAGTGGCAGTAGTAACACCAAGAGTAGTAATACCAGAAACATTTAGACTGGTGAGAGTTCCTAAATTAGTCAATGAAGAATTAGTTACTCCAGAACCAAGTGTAGTGGAACCAAGAACATCACTTCCATTAATTTTATAGGTGCGTTCGATTCCAAGATTTAAGTCACCTTCAATTTTTACAATACCACTTGATGTTGGAATAGTACCAAAATCAAATGTCGTTGTTGCTATACCAACATTAGTCGTAGTAGTGCCAATACCAACTTCTCCAGTACCAATGGAAGTAACTGTAGTGCCAGAAGGAACATATTGATTCTGAACAACTAATCCTTGAGTTATTCCTGTTGTATCTATTCCAGTAATAATATCAGTGCTGATTCCAATTGTTCCCTCTGTAGAAATTCCAGAAGAAACAAATACACCTTCAACTCCCGTAGGTGACGGATCAAGAACGATATTTTCTGGACCAAAAATTGTCCCCGTTGTTCCATTACCATCAATATATGCATCACCATAAACTTCTAATTCTCTTGTTGGTGTTACTGAAGTGTTAATGCCAATTTTACCATCTTTGGTAATAATGTGCTTATAAATGCCCTCATTAGTAATAGCAATCTGAGTTGCAGCAGACTCAAGTTCAATCTCTAAGTCATTTGCAGTTCCATCATAGAATACTTTTACATCACCATTTGAAGCATCTCCAAACTCCAAATTCTTTCCGTCTTTTAGAACGACCTTACTAGTTGCATTAACTGTTCCAAAAGTGGATGTAGTTCCGGTAATAATTCCTACACTTAATGTATTATTACTTGTATTATAATAAATGTCACTATCAACAAATGGTGTTCTATTGCCACCGGTTGATTCCGAAACAAATAAGGGATATGCACTTGTATCAGATGTTGTACTTACTGTAATACTACTTGCTACTGATGCACTTGTCGCATTACCATCAAATGAAGTTGCCTTAACTATTCCATTGACATCAAGTTTTGCAGTCGGTTGTGCGGAACCAATACCAATATTACCATTGGCATCTGAGAATACATATGTTTCTCTTTCTTGATCATAGACATAAACAACACCGGTACCGGTTATAGATGGATTAATCCCATCTTTATAAGCACCAACGGTAATAGTCTTACCATCGGCACTGGTTGCTACCGAGTATCCAAAGTTCTCACTATTACTAGTAGCATAAGAACCGGTTAAGATACCGACTTCATTAAAGTTATTTCCTTCACGATTAAAGACATAGACAACTCCAGTAGAACTAGTTGCTCCAGTCTCATCAAGATAGGCACCAACAACGATAGTCTTACCATCGGCACTTGTTGCGACTGAGTGTCCAAAGAAATCAAAATATTCAGAAGCATAAGAACCGGTTAAGGTACCGACTTCATTAAAGTTATTTCCTTCACGATCAAAGACATATACAACTCCATATGTCCCAATTCCAGATAGATTAATCTCATCTCTAAGAGCACCAACGATAATGGTTTTACCATCGGCACTGGTTGCTACTGAATTTCCAAAGTTATCATCAGAATCAGAAGCATAAGAACCGGTTAAGATACCAACTTCATTAAAGTTATTTCCTTCACGATCAAAGACATAAACAACTCCAGAACTAGCGTTTTCACTACGATCACCAACAATGATAGTCTTACCATCGGCACTAGTTGCTACTGAACGTCCAAAGCTATCACTAGACTGAGAAGCATAAGAACCGGTTAAGATACCGACTTCATTGAAGTTATTTCCTTCACGATCATAGACATAAACAAGACCATAACCATCAGTTCCAGAAGTTTCATCATAAGCAGCACCAACGATAATAGTCTTACCATCGGCACTGGTTGCAACTGACCATCCAAAATAATCATTAAACTGAGAAGCATAAGAACCAGTTAAGATACCGACTTCATTAAAGTTATTTCCTTCACGATCAAAGACATATACAACACCGGTACTGGTTATAGATGGATTAATCTCATCACGATGAGCACCAACGATAATAGTCTTACCATCGGCACTGGTTGCTACTGACATTCCAAAATAATCAAGATGTTCAGAAGCATAAGAACCGGTTAAGATACCGACTTCATTAAAGTTATTTCCTTCACGATCAAAGACATATACAACTCCATATGACCCAATTCCAGATGGATTAATATCATCACCAACAGCACCAACGATAATGGTTTTGCCATCGGCACTTGTTGCGACTGAGTGTCCAAAATAATCACTAGACTGAGAAGCATAAGTTCCGGTTAAGATACCGACTTCATTATAAGTAGAAATTCCAGAGATGCTTAGTGCAGAATTAGATATATCAGATGCCGAAGCATAAGATACCAATTCGGTTGATTTTAAACCTCTTAATCCACTAGCATCACCATAAAAAGATGTTGCCGTAACAACACCAACAGATAATCCAATACCGCTTGCATTACCTAGTGTGAGAACATCATCAAGGGTTTGACTTTCTGTGTATGATGTTAGGTATGTATTAGTATCTTCAGATCCATCTGCTTTGAGGAATCCACCACTATTAGATGCTTTAACAAATGAGGTGGCAGTTACGATACCAGCACTAAATCCACCAGAAATATATGTATCACCATAAACTTCTAATTCTCTTGTTGGTGTTGTTGAAGTGTTAATGCCAACTTTACCATCTTTGGTAATAATGTGCTTATAAGTGCCCTCATTAGTAATAGCAATCTGAGTTGCAACAGACTCAAGTTCAATCTCTAAGTCATTTGCAACTCCACTATAATAAACCTTAACATCATCACTTGAACCAAATCTTAATACATCAGAATCTGCTAAATCTATAGCACTACGAACACTAAGAGTACTATCTATAGTTAAGTTAGTAAATTGTCCATTGCTCCAAGTAAGAGAAGAACTTCCAACAACACCACTATTATCTGTAAGTGGATAAAGATTTTTTACCTTTACATCTTCAGAAAATGTAGAAGCACCCGATACATTCAGAGTTCCATTGACATCTAATTTTGCAGTCGCATTATCAGTTCCAATACCAACATTCTTGTTGAGTTCCCAGGTCTCATTCGTTCCGGCATTATAATTATACTTCAGATAAGCATTCGCACCATCAACAGTCAGACCTGCACCATCAGCTGCTATCGAATTGGTCGCACCTGAAGCAACGACAACATTAAGGTCGTCAACTGTCAGTGTCGTTGAATTAATTTCTGTGCGAGTTCCATCAACATAAAAGTCACCTTTAATTCTTACAATACCAGTAGTTGTCTGATTTACAAACGTAAATTCCTGATTTGTTGTGTCACCAAGAGAAGTTTTGGAAATACCAACCTGACTTACACCAACACTAGTAACGGTAGTTCCTGTAGAGATAATCCCATCAACTTCTTGAATCAGATTACCGACAGCAATATTGGTAGTGGTAATACCGGTGATTGTAGAGACACCAGCAGAACTAATTGCACCAGTTGTAATCGCAACAACATCATCTGGTGATGGATCAAGAATAATATTTTGAGGACCAGAAATTACGGCAGTTTCTGAAGTTCCGTTCAGAATCTTAAATCCATCAGTAGTAGTTTGAAACTTATTTTCAATTATTACATCATTCTGGAATGTAGCAATACCAGAAACATTAAGTTCGTCTAAGTCACTAAGACCATCTACCGTTAGGTTAGTGCTTATATCAACATCAGAAGCAAAGGTAGAAATACCAGAGACATTCAGAGATCCATTAATATCCAGTTTTGCTGTTGGTAATGTGGAACCAATCCCAACGTTGCCATCAGAATTGATAGTGGTTTTTTCCGTTCCATTGGTATAAAAACGTAATGTATCATCATCAACTGCTAAATCATTCTGAGCAGTTATGTACGTATCACGGTCTATATCTTTGACACCACCAAGAGATCCCCATTGACCACCGGGACCATATCCTTCAAAAGTACTATCAGTTGTATTATATCTAATTTGACCAGTAACTAAACCTACAGATCCAAATCTAAATGTCCCACCAGAAGATGCCGATAAAGCAGTCAATCCAATACCAATTGAACCAATACCAATTGACTCTACTTGAGTATTCTCCCTTAAGACTCCAGAAGGTCCAAGAACATATTGATCAACTTCAATTCCAGTCGTATCAATACCGGTAATTCTATTTGTTCCAACACCGGAAACATTACCAGTTTTGGTTTCTAATAACCTAAATCCCCTTTCTTCAGTAGTTCCGGCAGGAATTTGAATAGAATTGATACTATCAAGAATTACATTATCTTTAAAAGTGGCAATACCAGTAACTAATAACTGGCCATCTGCATCCGCAAAAAGACCCGTATTACCAGCACCTACGTTTAAATTATTATCTATTGTTGCTGTCTTAACACCTATAGAATCACTATCAGAAACTGATCCCGTAATACTAATATTATAATTTCCAGAAAGTCGATCAGCACTAATAGTTCCGGTTGTGATATTAGCCGCATCAGAAAGATTATTTGCCGTAGTGGCAGTTCCGGCAAAAGTTGGTGCAGTAATTGTTCCTGTAGCAGATACCGTTCCCTGAATATCTACATTCGATGTTGGAGCAGTTGTTGTTCCAATACCGACTGTTACGGCAGATGAAATATCGCGTCCTACTTGGAGTCCGTTTTTGACTCTAAAATCTTGATTAGCCAAGGTTCACTATCCCCTTTGTGCTCGATTACTTTTTTTATTATTTATTAGAAGACTTTATTTGCTGTAAAGTTCACAACATAATTCGTCGTTGTTGCTGAACCGGCAGTCGCACGTAAACGAATAAATCCACCAGCAACATCAACATTAAATGATGCCACAGGAGAATTATTATAAACAGTTCCATACTCAGTCAGATATGGATTTGAACCATCATGAATCGCCAATAATTTTGTAAAGTGGAAATTAGAACCCTGAGTTGCCTGAACCGAATATTCTACCGAACGATATTGTGCGGTAGACAAACCTGAATATAAAGTCACGGCATCTGTAGTTTCTCCAATACCAGTAATAGTATTGGAGAAAGACATTGTATTCGCAAATCCAACATTTGCAGTTAGTGTTCCTGTTACGGTTACATTGTTAGGAAGACCTACGGTATAAGATTGACCACTTAATGCAACATCAACTTCATTGCTTGTACCCTGAATTGTAAGTGTCTGACTATCAAGATCAACGGAACTTGTCGTCGTTCCATCAGTAATATCTAAATCTTGTGCAGTTATTTGATCATCAACATACTTCTTGATTGATTGTTGAGTGGCAAGTGCAGAAGCACTATCAGATGCCATATCATCTTCATCAAGAATGGTAGTAATACCAATAGTTCCAGCAGCACCCACATAAAGAGTTCCTGTTGTTGTGATGCCAGTAACATTCAGATTTCCATTAGAGTCTGCAGTAACTGTTGTATCACCGACACCAACTATAAAATCATCATATACTGATATAGTGCTAATGCCAATTGTTTCCCCAACACTATCAATAGATCCCGTAATATTAATATCATAAGTTCCAGAAAGTCTTGCTTGAGGGACTGTTCCAGAGGAAAGTTGAGAAGCATTAAGATTTGTTAGTCCTCTACCATCTCCATAATAAGTTACAACACCAGAAACTGCTGTTACAACACCAACATTAGAAACTGAAAGATTTCCTAATCTTGCTCCACCACGAACATCCAGTTTTGTTGTTGGAGTTATGGTTCCAATACCAATATTATCACTGATATAAACAGAACCAAGAACGTCTAATTTGTTTAATGGAACTGTAGTACCAATACCGACTCTATTGTTAGTGTAATCGAAATTAAATTGATCGGATCCACCAATAACTCCTACATTATTATGAAACTGAATGTTGCCAATATTTCCACCAGCTGTAGAAACACCTACACTAGGAACAGAACTCCAAGTCCAACCACCAGATCCATCGGAAACGGGTACTTCCTGAGAAGATCCAGAACTATTACCAGAATCATAAAGTCCACCACCAATTCTTACACCACCATTAACATCCAATAATTGTTGAGGATTCGATACTCCAATACCAATATTATCCGTTATATTGTAAATATTTCCTTGGTCATCACTAGCCCAGAAGTCTAAAAGTTTTCTAGAAGAAACTGTATCATAACTAAAAGCATGGAATTGTACTTTTTCACCACCAGAAAGAGCAGAGTTAAAGATTATATTTGTTCCACTTGTTCCAACATAATCGTCTGTGGATTTTAAAGTGCCGTCAACATATACGTCAAGTAATCCAACATCATAAGTAAGTGTGAACTCAGTTTGACCGGCACCGGCAGTTTGTTGAGTTGCATTTCTAATATTAGTGCTCGACCACCACTCAACAGTTCCACTACCATTTGTTTTGAGGAATGTATTTGCAGTTCCATCATAATTTGGTAGTGTGTATTCACTATTTCCTGTTCCAATCGTGATATTAGCAGTAGTTGTAAATCCGGTTACATGAATATCACCATCAACATCTAACTTATATGATGGAATTGTAGTTCCAATACCAACTCTTGCGGTGCTATCATCATAATAAAAACCAGTTCCGGCAGTTCCAATAGAAACATCACCACCAGTAACTCCAATACCGTTCTTAAAGTCTACAGTGGATGATGATCCAAACGTTGCGAGACCGGAAACATCTATATTTGTTACACTTAAATTGGTGAAATTACCACCAAGAGAAGTCAGTTCTTCATCAACATCAGTTCCATTAACAAGTAATGACCCAAAAATCTGTACGTTTCCTCTTACATCTACAATAAAACCCTCTGATGGAGTGAATGCGGTGGTTCCAATTCCAATCGAAGAAGTGGTATCACCAAAAGAAACACGAACATCATCATTAAATGTGGAAAGTCCAACAACCTTTAAGTTTTGAGTGGTTGTTAATCCAGTAACACCTAAAGTGCTGAGTGTGGAAATGCCAGATACATTTAATGTATCGAGTTCAGTGTGCCCAAGAACATCAAGTTTTGCTGTTGGATTTGTAGTTCCTATACCGACATCGGCACCAGAAGTTACAACAAATACAGTACCATCAGTATTGATTCCTAATGTATTTGCAGTTCCAACCTGAAGTTTTTTTAATGGATTTGTGGTTCCAATACCAATATTGTTTTCGAGATAGGAGAATGAATTGACAACACTAATCTCATTACCAATCAAATCATCATCAGCATTTCCTGATTCGTAGTAAAGAACTGATGGAGTTTGTTTCGTAACTACAATTTGAGTATAAGAATTGGAATCTCCTACTGTTCCAACAGTTGTTACTCCATCCTCATACTCATTTGTTTTTCCAGAATCGAGATAGAACTTAAGTCTGTGATTCGCGTTTGAACCATCTTCCTGATTAAACCTATATGTTTTTCCGGGAACAAATTGAATATAAGGTGCTTCATCTCCATCAAAAACAAAAGATCTATCAGTTCCAAGACCAGAGTAACGATGATTTGCAGTTTTTGATGATGCATAAGTAACAACAATTTCGGAGAAACTCTTATGCATTTCACCATAATAGTCTGCCGTAATTTGTTTAGATGTTAAACTCGTCGTTACGGTTACATCATCAGGAAGACCAATAGTAATAGTATTTCCAGAACCTACTGTTGTAATTTCATTCGTGGTTCCGGCAATTGTTAAAGTCTCACTATCAAGGTCAATTGACAGTGCTCCTCCACTATCAGCTTGAATATCTAAATCTTGTGCGGTTACCTGAGCATCAACATATGCTTTAATTGACTGCTGTGTTGCGAGTGCAGTATCACTATCGGATGTTAGTCCATCTTCATCAAGAATGGTAGTAATACCAACAGTATTTGTACCAACATAAAGTTTTGCTGTCGTTGTTGCAACAGAAACATTTACAGTATCAAGTTCAGTATGACCATCAACATCTAAATCACCATTAGCATCAATATTACCAACAAAAGTCGAAAGACCAGATACATTTAATGTATCAAGTTCAGTGTGCCCAAGAACATCAAGTTTTGCAGATGGTGCAGAAGTTCCTATGCCGACATCATTATTAAAAACTGAACTTGTTGTTGAGAATGTTCCAGATAAAGATCCTCCGGTATAAAAATACAATGTATCTTCATCAGATCCAGGAGAGGTTTCTGAATCGATATAAGTATCTTGATCTACATCTTTAACACCACCAAGAGATCCCCATTGACCACCAGAACCATATCCTTCAAAAGTGGAAGTTTCACTGTTAAATCTAATTTGCCCAGTTACTATACTAACTGCACCAAATCTAAATGTCCCACCAGAAGATGCCGATAAAGCAGTCAATCCAATACCAATTGAACCAATACCAATCGACTCTACTTGAGTATTAGATCTTAAAATACCAGAAGGTCCAAGAATATACTGTCCTGTTTGAATTCCTACAGTATTGATGCCAGTAATTCTATTACTACCAATTCCAATAGAACCGGTCTTAGTTTGTAATAATCTAAATCCTCTTTCTTCAGTAGTTCCTACAGGAATTTGGATAGAATTTTTGCTATCAAGAATTACATTATCAGTAAATGTAGCAATACCAGATACATTAAGTTGATTTAACTCAGTATGATCTTCTACAGTGACACTATTTGCAGTTAATCCACCATCAATTTCGACCGCATTAAATATAGAACCTGAAGAAACATTTACAGTATCAAGTTCGGTATGTCCTACAACATCAAGTTTTCCAGTTGGATTTGTGGTTCCAATACCAAAATCACCATCAGATGTTATACGTGCCCTTTCTTCCCCATTTGTCCCAAGAATAAGAGTATTAGAAGCAGGAGAATGTATCGTCGTTCCTGTTCCAAGACTTAGTGTATCAGCAGAAAGTCTTTCCGTTTGGTCTATTTGATAAACTTTACCCGAAGCAACATTAAGATTCTCACTTGATTTCAGTGATGGATTAGTTCCCCCATTATGTTCATAAAGGAGTGTATTGTCAGGTCCAATTTGAATACCGGCACCATCGGCAAGTAAATCTGATGTGGCAGTTGAAGCAATACCAACGATAAAATCTGCTAATGTAATGGTTTCGGAATTAACTATAAAATTAGTTCCATCTACATATAAGTCACCTTTAATTCTTACAACACCGCTGGTAGTTCCGACACCAACAGGCATTGGATCAAGAACAATATTTTCTGGACCGAAAATAGTAGCAGTATCGGAGGTGCCATTATAAAGAGATACACCAGTTCCTACAGTTTCAAATACCTTATTATTATCATAATAAAGATCTACAGATCCATCAATATCAAATATAGCCGATGTTTTTGTATCTGACGCAATATTAACATCAGACTTAAATGTAGAAATACCTACAACATTTAACGTCTCATCGATATTAGTAATATCAAGTTCAGTTCTTCCATCAACATCCAAATCACCATTGACATCAATATTACCGGCAAATGTAGAAACACCAGTAGATGTTATTTCAATATTACCGGCAAATGTAGAAAATCCTGTTACATTTAAATCAGTGGACTGAAAAGATGTTCCAACTCCTTTAGTAAATGATATTTCATTTATTGTTGCAATGCCAGTTACATTAACATCTCCACGAATATCTAAATCTACCGAAGCATCAAAAATAGTAGTACCAATACCAACACGACCAACTACCTCTAATACCTGTAGTTCTTCGGTACTTCCTACTACACCGATTTTTTGTTCTTGGTGTCTACCGCTGAGAAAACGAATTGGTGCTACCATTTTACTTTATATTAGATGTTAGATGTTTCGAGTATACTTGATAAAAATTTCAAGTCAGTTCCATTACTACCAACAATTGTTAATTTATCTCCAGTTTCAACAACCAATTTACCAGCAAGTAAATTGGCAGTATCATTCGGAGGAACTGCCAAGTCTTTAACAACATGAGTTTCTATATCAGTAGTTCCTCTTTTATAATCAACTGTTATTGTTTGAGTTGAACTTCCAGTATTAGTTACTTGTGCCAAGAGAACAACACCACTGTATCCATTTGGAGCTGTATAAAATGTACTTGTCGTAACTCCTACTGTTTCCGTAAATGTTCGGAATACGTTTACTGCTACTGCCATTTAATTAATCTCCTCCTAATGCTAGAATAAATGGTGTGACCTGACTGAATAAACTCTTAACATAGATATCACCTGTAATTGATCCAGCAGCCTGGTCAATTAAAACACCATCACCAATTCTAAAATTACCATCTTGATCCGTGCTTGTGTATACTATTTGTCCACCATTTTTCTTTACAACCTCATTTTCTTGAATTGTAATTCCACCTTTCGATGGATAGGCAGTTTCAATTGTATTTCCGGCACCAATATATTGGAACGAATGTGAACTTACAATTTGGAGACTCTGCCTTGAGAAGAAAACAGTTGTTCCAACACCCACTGTGTTATTTAGAACTGTGTTAAGAGTGATGGTAGAAACTCCTGCGGATGGTTCTGTAGCCGACTGGATAGTATAATAAACTGGTCTTATTGTTGCTACAGCAGTTGCGGTGTTTATTCCAACATCTGGAGAAGCAATAGTTACAGTTGGAATTTCTCTATATTGAGTTCCATTGCCAATCAAATCTATACTTGTTACAGAACCTCCGGATATTGTTGCCGTTGCTGTTGCATCGACAGCGACTCCTGGTCCTGTTGGTGATCCAATAGTGACTACCGGTGCCTGAGTATATCCAGTTCCTCCAGATGAAACTGTAACACTATCCACTTCATAATAAATTTCTCCAAAATAAACACCTTGTCCCTGATATGGCCTATTACTTGCGATACCAGAAACACTTACAGTGTCTGTAAGTTGTGTTGCTGAAGCAGAAACTTCTCCAGTATAACGATCGTTACATTTGGATGTTTGATCCCCAAGTCCTTCTGAAATGAGACCAAATGTTCCAAAAGATGAGTTTGAGTTTGTTAAATCACACTGACCACCGCCACCAGAGTAAATGGCAATATCATCGCAAATAGTAAATATAGAAACTAATTGGCAATAGGCACCATTTGTAACTGATACTCCAATGCCACCTTGATTGTATTGAGTATAAGAGTCAACGTTAAATGAACCCTGAACTCCAATATTACTTATCTGGTCTCCCTCATCAGCATTAAATCCATCAATACGTGCACCAATACTTCCTGGAATAAAGTTAGTGCAGTTTCTTACATATGGACCCTTAGTAATAATTCCGGTTCCTTGTAAAGGACTTAAAGATGCAGTAAGAATACCAGAGTTTGGAGATGCTCCATTATTTCCAGGATAACTGGTCGTAAATCCTGATGTTGGAGCATTTCCTAATAATCCATTATTAACTATACCTTTTATAATTCCTACACAAGTATTGACGGCTGAATTTACATTGGCACATGAACCATAATCTGTATTTGAACCAGTGGCACCATCTGCCTGAATACTTAAATCTCTAACCTGACGGAAAGTGGATTGATGATTACCAGACCAAGAAATATTATTTACGCAAGAACGGGCAATGCCAATCGAATAATCTAAAGCATCTACATTCGTGCTATCAACTCCATCTTTTAAAACTAATCCATATTGAGCATTTCCATCTTCATCATAATAACCTAATCCATTTGCAATACATTTAGAATTTCCACCCCTAGTAATATCGTGACATACTGCAAGCATTGCATTTTTAATGTTTGTCTTATATTCATCAGAATTAATCGAAACAACTGGGTCACTATATTCCGTACCCTCAATGTATGCTACAGTTTCTCCGGTAATAAAATCTATGTTTTGACGAATTAATCTTGCCGCGTCAAAGAATCTATCTGATGCAATACCTAATAATGGTCGATATGAAATGACAGCCGCACCACCAGTCATTGGACCACCAACAAAACTTAAGTCGGTAATATGTGATCCTTGTCCGATATAAAATAAATCCTTATCAGTATTTTGTGGAGAAACTAAACAACGACGAAGTTCTGTTCCTTCGACAGAAACATTATCAGGAAGATTAATTGGATTGTTTTCATTATATGTTCCGGGATAAACTTTAATAGTGTCTCCAGGAAATGCCAAAGCAGCTGCTGCTTTAATGGTTGCTTTGGCATTAGTATCATCTAAACCTGTATTCTCATCATCACCATTATGAGTTACATAAAATGTCTTTCCTACAAAAGTCGTACTTCCCGCACCAACTTCTACGATGCGAGTTCCAATACCCACACCTTGTGTATCTTGCTTAAAAAATACCTTACCATCATAAAAGTTTACAGCTAACTCGCCTAACTGTAATTGTTCCTGTGTTGGTTTTTTGCCTGCAACAGCAGACCTCTTGATCCGAATCGGAGTGGCCATTTATTATAACTTGGTATTTACCAGAATCGACAGTATATACTGCCTTTTAATATATTTATTTATAAAACGATATTTCTTCTTGATCCATAACGATAAAGGTTTATCGATGGTTCTGGTTTCATATGTTCTTTGATTTTTTGATATCTACTCATACTAAAAAACTCCTGGGAAAAATACCATTCTTCCATAGGAGTATGAGATTTATCTTGATTACAATCGTGACAGGCACAGACTACATTTTTGGAAAAGTCTGTTCCACCCTTTGATCTTGGCACAATGTGATCGATTGTAAGATTTTTATCAGACCCACAATATGCACATCGGTGTTTCCATTGCTCCTTTATATGTTTCCTCCATAATCTTTTTGCCTCTCCAGAACTTGTTGTATACAGATTAAACAAGTATTCTTTTGGAGAGTGTAGAGGAGTCATAAGCATTTGCGACCTATAATTATTTATTCTTACGTTGACATACTGCTCTTGCCCATGCTCTGGAAAGATGATTCACATAAGAACATGCCTTACCTTTTCGTCCACAATAAGGGCAGACTTCATCGGGTGGGTCATTCTTATATGGATCATATTTTTCTTTCTTAGGTCTTTTTGCGTTCTCTGCTTGTTTCCGTTTTCTATGATTCATGCAAACTCACCGACACCATAAATGTATTGTCTTCCCACTCCAATCCAATAGAGTGTGAATAAATCCTCAAAGTGTTCTGTTAAAAAGTCAAACTTCTTATCAATAATTTCTCTACCTAACACCTGAAAGTGTGCCTTGGACAGTGCATAAAACTCATCCAGTGCCTCATCATCACCTTGCTTAAATCCACGAATATAAAGGTCTCGTGCGACATTCATAATTTCATGACACTCTTTGGGAAGAACAACTTCTGTGCCATCAGGTAATGGAAGAACTTTATTTTTGATTGTGCCCATAGAGAGTTTCATACAATCACGAGTTTGCTCAACAGAAAGTGCTCGCTCATCACCATCTCTGAATGCATGTTGCACACAACCATTCGTGCATTCAACGACACGAATAAGTGCAGTAGCATTCAAGACTTCTGGAGTCTGAGAACTCCAGATATCATACCAATACTTATAATAGTTTTCTTTTACTTCCATAAAAAAGAGGGTCTTGCGACCCCCAGTATATCATATGTATATCATTCCTGCAAGCATAATACCAAAACAGAATATTGTAAAGACCATAAGTCCAATACCCATCCAGTATACCCACTTGGGTATAGGTTCAGGTTTATAGTGCATTGCTTTCCTTCACAACATGATCCCATGCTTTCTTAAATTTGTTATCCCAGTTATTACAATAAGGGGGATAGAAAGCATTAAGTGCCAGAGTGGCATCAACAATAGCCAATTCATCTTTAGCATCTACTGCTTCTTGTAGTTGCTCAAGAAGAAATGAGAATGTAGTAATTTGATTGAATGCTTCTTCAAGGTCATTCATTACTTGCCAAGTTTTGTCAGTCATTGTACTCTCTCCTCATATCCAGCACAGTAAGCAGCATGAATCCATTTGTAAAGTAATTTCTTACGGGTATTTACATCTTCTACTTCACAATCACCAAAGAACCATTCACAACGGTGAGAATATACACCATAGATATCATTGAACCAATGAGTGAAACCCAATTCAGCACCAGTCATAAATCCATCATATGCAGTGTCTAACCACGGAGCATCATCTTTATCTGGTAAATTGTGTTCAGTCATTGTAATGTCGTATCGTATCTAAAATTGCGTATCTAAAATTGCGTAAAGAAATAAGAGTTTGATTTCAATAGGAGATTTATACAAATCAATAAAAAACTCTTTCACATCGGTGTCAGTCATCATCATTCTCCCAGAAGTCCTTCCATTCTACCTTATACTCATCAATCATCTCTTCAACCTCAAAACCACTCACATCAGATTGAGTAAGACCAAAATCGTTGATAATTAGATTTGCTACATCATTTGCCAAGTAATCACCAAACATTTCTGAACTTCTCAAATCAGTATATTCGTGAGAAGCAGGATTGAACTTCACACAGAATGTGATTTTATATCCTTCAACACAATCTTTTGAATTACGCAACATCTCTTTGCGTTCATCAATCTGTTTTTCAAGTTGTTGAAGTTCTTTGTAGGAAAGTTTAGAGAGGTCAGTCATAGTTTCCAAGTGCGTTCAAATAAACCAATAGTCAATCCAAATTTATGGACCTGAAATAAAATAGAAATCAAACTACCCATACCAAATTTAATTTGAAGATAAGGCCATCCAGGAAACTCACACCATGATACACACCCCTGAAACAATGCCCATCGTTTGGTGAATAATACTTGGAGATAATAATCTTCCACTCGAATCTTTGATTTCTTTTGTTTCATAATGATTAGTTTCATTTGGTATGATGCTCATGAAGTAATTATACAATAAAAAACCGTCCCTGTGAAGAGACGGTGGACAGTTTGGGAAGTGGTTTAGAGTGCATTTCCTCTTGGGAAAATTTCCTCAGGTAGATTTAAGTTCATTTGAGGCTGATCAATTTCTGCCATCCAAACCCTCATACCTTCATTTAAAAGTATATTTTTTGTTGTAAATGTCTCATACTCAGGATCTTCGGCAGCCCTTATTTCTTGAGAGACAAAATCATAAGCACGAAGGTTAAGAGCAAGTCCGATAATGCCAATACTAGAAACCCAAAGACCCATAACGGGAACAAAAAGCATAAAGAAATGAAGCCAACGCTTGTTGCTAAAAGCAACGCCAAAAATTTGCGACCAAAACCGATTAGCCGTAACCATTGAATACGTTTCTTCTTCTTGAGTCGGTTCAAACGCTTTAAATGTATTTGATTGTTCACCATCTTCATAAAGTGTGTTTTCTACAGTAGCACCATGAATAGCACATAAGAGTGCTCCTCCCAATATACCTGCTACTCCCATCATGTGGAATGGGTTGAGAGTCCAATTGTGGAATCCCTGGAGGAATAAAAGGAAACGGAAAATCGCCGCAACCCCGAACGAGGGGGCAAAGAACCAACTAGATTGCCCGAGAGGGTACATAAGAAAAACGCTGACGAAGACAGCAATCGGACCAGAGAACGCAATCGCATTGTAAGGACGAATACCAACTAGACGTGCAATCTCAAACTGTCGAAGCATGAAACCTATGAGAGCAAAGGCTCCGTGGAGTGCCACAAAAGGCCAGAGTCCCCCAAGTTGGACCCAACGGACGAAATCTCCCTGAGCTTCAGGACCCCATAGGAGTAGGAGAGAATGTCCGAGAGCATCAGCAGGAGTAGAAACAGCAGCAGTAAGAAAGTTAGCACCCTCAAGGTATGAACTCGCCAAGCCATGGGTGTACCAACTGGTAACAAAGGTGGTTCCTGTAAGCC